ACAAAGAATGCCTCTTCTTCCTTAGCGCCGATACGACGGGCAAATTCACGGGCAATGTAGGAAGGCAGGTCAAACACACTGTCGTTCAGCAGTTCCTCAGAAATCTTGATTGCTGTTCCCAGCTTATATGCGGAAAGCGATGCCTGACCGAAGGTATCATCGGAGAGCGTATACTGCTGCTCCTCGTCCATCCACACAGCTTCTCCCTTGGAAGTCACAATCGGAATCTTACGGTCGCCGTTGGAAGTCTTGATGACCGTTGCCATCTGACGGAAGACACTTTCTTCCTCCAATGCTTCCACCAGTTTTCGTTCAAACTCGTCTGGTACAAGGTATCCGCCCTCTGCATCTGTGCCAATGTGCAGGTCGTTATTGACATCAATCCAGTTTCGGTTTCTGATGCTGTTCCAGAAAGCTGCTTTGTAGCTGTCGCTTGCTGTACCTGTCTTTTCCGTTACGTCCGGTGCGGCAGGCTTACCGAGAACAGGTGTTGAAGTAGGCTTGTTGAGTTCTGCTTCAATTTCAGCTTGTCTTTCAAGTCGCTGGATTTCCTTGCCAAGGTCAACAATGGTCTTTTCCATTGCGTCATATGTTTTGGAATCTTCCTCGCTGAGAACACCGTTTGCATTTCTCTTGCTGTCGAGAAAGTCACGTGCTGTATCCCATGCCTTCGCTCTCTTTTCTCTGAGTTCTTTAATCGTCATAATAAATGCCTCCTTAGTATTTCAGTAATGCCAGCCTTTTTTCAAGCTGGTCAATGGGTGTACCTTTGACAGGTTCTGCCGATGCAGATACCTTGGATAAGAATGCAGATAGATTCTTTGATTTTGAATAGGTCATAGCGGTCAAAGCATCTTCCTTTTTCTCATCTTCGTCAGGCTCTTCTTCTTCCTCCTCTTCGGGAGGGAAAGGTTTCTTCTTTTCGGCAAAGAGAATCCCGTCAACAAATCCCATCTCATGTGCCTTTTTCGCATTGAGCCATGTTTCATCGGACATCAGTTTAGCGATCTTATTTCGGCTGAGATGGGATTTGGTTTCATATGCGTTGATGATAGATTCCTTAACTTCTTCCAGAAGTTCGATTGCCTTTTCCATATCTGCTTTGTTTCCCATTGCTGATGTGGAAGGGTCGTGAATCATCATCATGGCCGTCGGTGCAATCAGCGTTTCATCGCCAGCCATTGCCACAACAGACGCAGCAGAGGCAGCAATGCCGTCAATTTTCACGGTAACTTTGCCTTTATGATTTTTCAGCATGGAATAAATCTGACTCGCTGCGAACACATCGCCCCCTGGCGAGTTCAGCCAGACTGTCAGATTTCCGCTTACTTTTGAGAGCTCATCACGAAACAGTGCGGGCGTCACTTCATCGCCCCACCAAGTATCTTCAGAGATAGGACCGTTAAACAAAAGCTCTGTTTCCGATGTATCTTCGTTTTGGATAAAGTTCCAGAATTTCTTCATTTGGTTTTCTCCTCCTTTTCTGAATTTTGATTTGCAAATGCACCTGCATCAGCGAGTTTTGTAAAGCTGCCATTTACAAGATACAAGTTACCGCCTTCCTCCTCAGAAAGCATATTCATATCTTCCTTTTCACGGATATCGTTGGCAGACATCCAGCCATTCTGTCTTACGGTAGCATAACCCTGCATACGGGAAGCATAATCGCCACGCAGAAGTCCGTCTACATTGAACTTCACAAAATACTGCCCCTTTTCAGAATCAGAAAGAAGTGCTTTTTGTAAGGACTGCTCCCAGCGAACGATCCAAGGATCGAGGCTGTATTTAACGAAATCCAATGACAGATGTTCTACGTTACTGAATGTTGCATGGTCAAGGTCACCGATCATATGAAGCGGTACACGATACATTCTTGCGATTTCTTCAATCTGAAATTTTCTGGTTTCCAGAAATTGTGCTTCATTGTTTGGAATTGCAATGGGAGTAAATTTCATGCCCTCCTCTAAAACTGCGACCTTGTGAGCATTTCTTCCGCCATAGGCTCTCTGCCACGCATCACGCACACGTTCCGGATTTTTGATCACTCCGGGGTGTTCCAAAACACCTGACGGACTTGCACCGTTTCCAAAAAACGACGCACCGTATTCTTCGCAGGCAATAGAAATGCCGATTGCATTTTTCGCAAGTGCAATCGGCGAATATCCAACCAGACCATCAAATCCAAGTCCGGGAATATGCAAAACTTCATCAGCGTAAAGAACGATATCGCCTTGTTCTTTCAAGTTCGGATTTGCTTCATCATAACGGCTGTAAATGTATATCAGACGGTTTTTCTCATCACGGTCAACTTTTATCTTATCTGGCATCAGAGGATACAGTCCCAAAACATCACCTCTGCCATTTCGGATAATCTGTGCATAGGCATTGCCGTAAATCAGAAGATGGGACATTAAGGTTTCTCGGAAAACAAAAGAAGTCATTTCTGGATTTGGCTGGTCGTGGAGTAAAAAGTAAAGCGGGTGCTGTGGCACTCGCTCTTTTCCGTTTTCGGTATATTGGTAAACGTGTAATGGCAGCTGAGCAATGGCTTCTGACAGAACCCGCACGCAAGCATAAACTGCGATATGCTGTAGGGCTGTTCTGTCGGTGACTCTTTTTCCTGCATTGCTTCTGCCGAAAAAGTATGTGTATGACGGACTGTCATAGCTGTTGGTAGGCTTATCTCTGGACTTGAATAGTCCGCTTAAAATACTCATGAAATCACGCTCCTTACTGTTTTTAGGTATAAAAAAGCACTTCCGAAGAAGTGCTAGATTTTTATTCAAAATAGGTGTATTCATATTTATCCACTAAATTATCGCCATTATATAATAATGCAACATTGTGATAAGGTTCTTCATCATTGCCAAAAGACCTGTAGTTATCACTTGTGGTAATCGAAAGAACAATTCGCATTGAACCAAATTCTTTTTCAGCATGAAAGCATTCATAATATCCACATGGATTTTCATTATTTGAAAGTTCTACAATAGTATATCCGCCCTCATGATGTGCTATATCGGAAATAGGAATTTTGTTTTTTTCATAATCATTCTGATTGATTGTACTTTTTATTTTTTCAAAAACATCCATACTAAATCTCCTTTAAAAGTATTTTAAAGCATTATAGCACATTTCGTATTTAAAGTCAAGAGAAAAATTACAACACCAGCATCTCCCTCGTATCATAAACCGACTCATCAGACACACATCCACAGCGAATTGCCCGGTCAAGAGCCATGATCATGGCGACAGCACCGTCAATTTTCTCTGTGGATTTTTCTTTATCCGGCTTGATATTTCCGGCAGGGTCACGCCTGATGAAAATGTTATCCATCATCCACCGAAGAACGGGGTGTCCGCTGTGGGCAAGGGTCTGTTCCAGAGTCAGTTTCATCAATTCCTTGGTCGGTGGTGACATATCTTTGTAACCCTG